CTTCAACATCGACTCCACTCAGCAACTTTCATGGCTCTTGTTTGAGCGTTTGCAGAACGATTTTAACCTGCTCACCTCACAAGGCAAGGAAGTCTGCAAAGCTTTAAACCTACCGCTGCCCTACAGCCTATCCGCGAAGCGTAACTTTATCGCAGCCTGTAGGGATAATCTTGGCGAAGCATGGAAGCCGGGATTCTTTAACAAGAAAACAGGCAAGGAAGTAAAGCCAAAGCTGGTCACCGAGGCATACAAGTACATGGCGTGCGGTAAAGAAACCCTCACCAAGCTTGCAGACAAATACGAATGGGTGGCGAAGTACCTCGAGTACAAAAAGAACCTGAAGCTCCTGAACACCTACGTCATCGGTATTCAGGAAAGAATGCGTTACAACATCATTCGCCCAAATTTTCTTCAGCATGGCACTACCTCGGGCAGGTACTCATGCAAAAACCCTAACTTCCAGAACCTACCGCGAGAAGACAAGCGCATTAAGTCTTGCATCATTGCGAGACAAGGAAAAATCTTTGTGGGAGCCGATTACTCACAGCTCGAGCCACGAGTATTCGCAAGCCTAAGCGGTGACGAAAGGCTGATCGATTGCTTTAAGACTGGTCAGGACTTTTATTCGGTCATCGGTGCCAATGTATTCGGCAAGCCAGAAACCTCACTGTACAAGAACGATGAAGACTCTTTCGCGAAGCTTTACCCTGACGAGCGTCAAATCTCAAAGACCATCGCACTTGCTGCTACATACGGCGCAAACGCTAACCGCTTGTCAACCCTCACCAAGCAAAGCGTAGAAGATACCAGAGAAATCCTCGATGCCTACTTCCGAGACTTCCCCTCGGTGAAGAACATGGTGACTGAATCCCACAAGATGGCGAAGAGCCAAGGGTACGTCACCAGCCTGTACGGTAGACCGCGCAGAATGCCAGAAGCGAAGCATATCGATGAATTCTACGGTGAAGCACCTACCGACACGCTTCCCTACGAATACCGCAATTTGTTGAATCTTTCAGTCAACCACAGGATTCAATCATCAGGCGCATCCATCATGAACAGAGCAGCCATCGCCTTTTGCCATAAGACGCGCCAGAAGGCCGTTTCTGACGCTCGATGGAAAGAAGTGAACATCGTCATGCAGGTCCACGACGAATTGATTACGGAGGGTCCTGAAGCCCTTAAAGACGAAATCATTCAGGTCTTGAAAGACGCCATGGAAAACACCGTCACATTGCCAAACGTGGCACTGGTAGCAGAACCCAAAGCTGCCTACAATCTGGCAGAGTTAAAATAATTAAAAAAAAAGTGAAAAAAGATGTTGCGTTAGTTTTGGAATCTGATAGAACCGTATTCAAGGAAGCGGTCGGGCTGATCCGACGCGAAAGGAAACGAACATGAAATGTTACGACATTAAATACAACGGAAAACTTATCGGTGGCAGGGATTCTAAAGTGGTTTATTCCTACGCAATGGTTTTGGTTCAAGAAAACAAAGCTTCGGTTTTTTCCTTTCATAAAACACAAAAAGCCGCAGAAAAAGAAGCAAATCAATGCAACAATTTAATTTCAACCTCTACCTATCACGCTAACTACTGGAAAAATGGTAAGTTTGTAGTCATTGAAATCACTCCGGACATGGTAAGCGAGATTTAAATTATAAAACCCCGGCTAACCACCGGGGTTTTTTTTGTCTAATTTCCAATCTTTAATCTTTTTTAACTTTTTATTTGACAATCAATGGATTCGATGTTATACTAGGGGGTATGAACAACGAATTTAAACATGCAATTATCCGTAACGTAAACTTCCTCTTCGGCTTTTTCCCAAGCGCAGTTCCTCAAGGAGGCACTGAATTTGAAGAATGGGCTGATTCCATCATCAAGACTTATAGGCCAGCTGCCGATGAGAGATCCGTCAAATTTGCCCTTTGCGCTCTTTTGATGCGTCTTGATCCGACAGAAGCCTATAAGTCTAAATTTTACTTTGCACTCTGCCTGCGTAAAGCTGCAGCTGCTCAAGTAGCCGCATTCAAGATGGAAGAAATCAAGAAAGCACAAGCCGAAGAACAAGCCAAGAAACTCGAACAAGAGAAAGAGGCTGCGAATGTCGGTCTTCAAGACGAAAAAGTTTCAGAAGCTTAAAGATAAGTGGTACCGAAAGCTTGAGAGGACTGGCTTTGAAGACATCGAACAAGATGAAAAGTCTTTAAAGGTATGGGAATCTCAAGCTTTCAGTGATCATCGCTACAACAGGCACACGTTTGCAGAGAAACAAGAATACTACAGCTTAGCAGGACGATTCTACCATGAACACGAATTTGCCTCTGAGAAGCTGAAACAAATCTGGAAATACCATAGCGAAGGATTAAGTATCACCGAAATACATAAGAGGTTAAGAACAAAAAAGAGAGGTTTTAGTCGCCCCAACATTCATCTCTTGATTAAGAAGTTAGCAAAAGAAATGCTTAAAAAATATGCAGCAAAATAAAGAAGCAATCGTAGTAAGAAGTTACACCAACCTAGACCGCAATTTTATCCTCGCGACATGGCTACGAGGATTGTACTACGGTGACACTTGGTACAGTGCGATTCCCAAAGCAATTTTTATGGAGAATTACCACAGGATTCTCGAGCGATTTTTGGCTCATCCTTCGGTAACTATCAAAGTGGCTTGTCTCAAAGAAGATCCAGAAATCATTCTGGGTTACTCGGTGACAAGACTCATCAAACACGGAGAAGCCGACGTTTCCGTACTTGACTGGATTTTTGTTAAGTCGGCATGGCGCAAGATCGGTGTGGCAGGAATGCTCTTACCATCTCGATTAAACGCTGTAACACACATAACAAAAACAGGACTATCAATCCTGAAACAAAAATTACCTAACGTAATTTTTAACCCCTTTCTAACGTAGGAGAAAAAACAATGTCTGATAATGTAACCCCAATCAAAGAACGTACTCTCACCGATATTCAAAACGAATACGGACAAATCTGCACTCTGGTAGGTCAAGCTCATTACCAAATCTACGCTCTCGAGCTAGATATCAAGGCGATGAACGAGAAGCTGAAAGAGCTGAACGCTGAAGCCTTCAAAATGAAAGAAAAAGAAGACGCAGCAAAAAAAGAACAGGAAGCTAAGTAATGGGTAAGCCGGTAATTCAAGCACAGTTGTATGAAGGATTTTTTATTCACGGTGTGGGAGAATTGTCAAAAACGCTTCCTCCGCAAAACAAAACTTTGGCTAACTTGGCAATGACTCTTTTGGACAATGGTTCATTGTTCGTAGAGTACGATGAAGGCGGATGGCGCAAAAGCTTTACACTTGGTGCTGCCAGTGTAAAAGTAGCGACACATCCTCCAGTAGCAAAAGCAAAACCAGTCTTGATTGAGCCAGCTGCTATTGTAACAAGCAAAGCCAAATAAATGTCTAGGAAGATTATCCCTCATAAACCTTCCTCCTCCGCAAAAAACGAAAGGGGCATGTATCTTCGCGATACGGCCCCTGTCGTGGAGCCTTTCAAACTCAAAGACTTTCTTTTTGATAAACAACTAAAATTTGTAGAAGACCCGAGACCATACAAACTAGCGGTGTGCTCTCGACGATCTGGTAAAACTATTGCGTGCGCTGCTGATCTTGTAGCGACCGCTCTAGCCAGTAAAGACGTGGTGTGCCTATACATCACCCTTTCCCGTAACAACGCTAAAAAACTTATCTGGCCCGAGTTAAAGAAGATCAATAGGAAGTATGCACTCGGGGCAGCTGAAGACGCGACAGAGCTTTCAATGCTCTTTCCAAATGGCTCTACGATTTATTTATCAGGAGCCAAAGACCAAAGCGAGATCGAGAAGTTTCGAGGCTTGGCACTCAAGAAGGCGTACATCGATGAATGTCAGTCTTTCCGCGAGTACATCCGAGAACTGATCGATGATATTATTACACCGGCCCTTTTGGATTACGCTGGTAGTCTCTGCCTTATTGGAACTCCCGGCCCTATCCCTGCAGGTTACTTCGCTGAAGTGGCCGGTGTAGTACCTGAAAAGAAAACAGAAGCAGACTCATGGGCATCTCATGGCTGGACCTTCTTCGACAACCCACACATTGAAGCCAAGTCTGGTATGACCCATCAGGCTCTACTTCAACGGGAGCTGAAGCGTCGAGGCGTACAGGAAGATGATCCATCCATTCAACGCGAGTTTTTTGGTCGTTGGGTGCTCGATTCAGATTCACTCTGGATTCACTACAGCAAAGACCTGAACGACTACAAAGAACTCGATGTCAGACAGCACAAGTACGAATACATCATGGGTATCGACTTGGGGTTCAAAGACGCTGACGCTATAGCGGTCCTAGCATGGTCTGACACCGATCCAAACACTTACCTAGTGGAAGAGGTAGTCGCGGATAAACAAGGCTTAACGGAGCTTGTGGAGCAGATTAAAGGCTTACAGCAAAAGTATGGTGTAACCAAGATGGTCATCGATGAAGGCGGTCTCGGTAAAAAGCTTGCAGAAGAGATGCGTAGACGACACCACTTACCAGTGCAGCCAGCAGACAAGGTGCGTAAGCAAGAGAACGTCGCTTTTTTAAACGACGCACTCAGGACAGGCAGATTCAAAGCCAAGTACAGCTCGAACTTCGTCAAGGATTCATTCTTGGTGGAGATTGACCGTTCAAAGTCTA